TGTATAGCGTTAGTGACACCACTTACAAATGTATGAACTCCTGTTCCAGATAAACCTGTACCAAAGGATTTAATCTCGTCTCCTATCTGATCTAATACAAATGAACCACTGTAACTTGAGCGATCATAATACATCGCAAGAATTTTACTTTCTGCAAGTGGAGGTGTAACAAATGTTACAATATTATTTGCTAAGGTATAAGTTGCAGGGTTTGCAACAAGACCATTTACTGTCAATAGCAATTGTGTTGTTTGTGCAGTTTTACCCAGTTTAGTTCCTAGATCAATACCATCAACTCTTAATTTGAATGAATTGTTAATTCCATCTACAAAACATCTAAGAGAATGACTGACTCCAGAACCTTGCGACGTAAGATTTATAGCACTACCACCATCAGTTAGTGATAGTTCAATTGTATTAGCGTCTACGTATCTAATGTAATACTGAGAATTGTGTGTTAATCCACCTATCGGCACACCTGATCTGTTATTTGGATAGTTACCAGTATCGGTAGCTGGCAATGCAGCTGTGGGATTAGAAATAGCATTGGTAACTATTGCTGCTAATGTGGTAATAGCACTCTTTACATCCTGACATCCACCAGAATCATTTGTAATACTTAAATCAGTCTGTGGAACTATTGTGGTATAAGTTCCAACTGGAAGATCATTAGTGACTGCTAATAAACATAGATCTCTTGCTTTGTTAAATGCGTATATCGTCTCTGCTTCTTCGCCAGCTACATGTTGAACTCCTGTACCATCTGTATATGTTTCTGCAGCATCCTTACTAAAGTAATTTCCTCCATACTTAAGATCATTTGTCCATGCAGCGATTACAAGTCTAGTATCTCTAGCACATTTTGTTTGATCGTATGATAATGATGGATATAAGGCATTCAAGAATCCAATAGTCTCTTCTACAATATAATCAATGTTGTTTACAATTAGATCTCTAGCATCTAAGAATCTATCTCCACCAGAGAAGTATGTTACTTGTTGTCCTGCAACTAAACCATGATTAGTAATTGTAATTCTATCATTTGCACTATCAACAATAGTAGAACTAGATCCATCAAATGTTAATGTTCTGTCACTAACATCATCTACCTTATAGACAATACATGAAAGAATTTTTTGGACGTCTAATAGTTGTCTTCCATAGATAGAAACTTCTGTAGGAACCAACGCAGTATAATCTGGTTTTGATAATGCAAAGTTATTGATCTTAGATAACTTACCAGTGTTTTTAGCAGATGGTTTTGGTGTAATAAAGGTTGTTCCATTGAATGTAGTTCCAACACTGTTAGTGTTTGAATTCCACCAACTATAATCATTACTTGGGTTTAGATTTTCAGTAGATCTTGGTCTATATTCTTTTTTCACTGATTGTAACAATACCTGTGTTCCAACCACTTTAAATCCTGCAGGATGTGCAGCAAACTTAAGTGGATTCTTCCAGTCAGATATATTGACTGATGATGACACGTCATATGAGAACTCTTGGAATCTATCACTGTCATATACACGTTGTTCGTTAAGATCTAAGAATCCAGTAGTCCTTTCCCAACCAGAAGCACTAATACTAATTGGTGATACATCAAATACAGCATCTGCTCTATCAAACGCATGTATTTGACCAAATGCAGCAGACTCTTCACCAAATACAGGTTGACCAACTACAAACTCACCCTCTACTAGTTCTACACTTACAACACGTCCAGAAGCATCCCAATCTTTGATAAATCCATATGCTGTGTATGATGATGTAGACGCACCTTGATATATTCTCTCTCCAATTGAGAATGTAGCTGGTTTCATGTATGCAATTATATTATCACCTAAATCTGTGGTCTGTAATGTAAAGTATGTTTGACCTGTGGTAGGATCTCCTACAGGTGCACTTGTAAATGCAATGGTTGTTTCAGTGTTTGCATTAGCAAGAGATGTTGCTAGTTTTATTTGATTGTTTGCCAATCCGTTAGCAGTGGTTGGTGCAACTGCATAATAAGTTGATACTGTGTTTAAAGGTGCAGGAAGTGTTCCAGAGTTTTCAGTTAGAGTAAATGCAGTCCCTGATGGTATCTTTGGATTGTATGGGAAGTTTAGCGTGCTATTAGAAGTAAGTGCTACAAATGTATGTGTAACTCTTGCTCTTACAGTAGGTGCAGATGTAAATCCTCTACCCGCGTTGTTTACGGTGACTGCCTGTATAACTTCGTTTAAAACTATTGGTTCTAACTCAAACAATGATCCTTGACCACCTTCTAGAATTATTTCTGGAGTAGATACAAAATTAGCACCACCATTTACAACATCAAGATAATCAATAATCTGAGTTCTGATTAATTGCAAGTTGTAAGTTGTGTTTAGATTTGGTTTTAGTGTTCTATCGTGACTATAGTTAAATGTAATATTCTCACCACCAATTTTAAGTATCTCACCCATGTCAGACGACTTAAGTAGTATAGATGCACCACTACCTACTTTCTGTTCTATGTTTATTATTGGAGGACTTTGGAATTGCTGTCCAGCTGCTTCAACATTGATTGATGCAACACCTTCATTTACAATCAATGCATTCAACGCTGCATTTATACCATTACCACCTTGAGCAGTAACAGTAGGTGCAGATAGATAACCTGATCCAGAGTTAGTTACAGTTACAGAGTCTATAGCAGCATCAAGAACAGTGCTTGTTGATACTACATCAGTAAATGTAAGTCCACCCGCAGGAATATTGAATACAGCATCGTGAGTTCCGTCAGATCCACCTAGATCTCCTCCTGATATTGTAAGTTGATCACCTAACACATATGCAGTACCGCCATTTGTGACTGTTACCGTTGATATATCTCCATTACCATCAATCACTACTGTAAATCTTGCTCCAGTCGCACTGGATCCTGCAATTGACTTTTGAGCAACGTTTGTATATGTTTGACCAGCTCCATAGTTTCCTGCAGATTGAGACTGTATTGAGACAGTTGAGATTACACCGTAGTATGGATCATCAAATATAACATTAGGAGCACCCCTATAGTTTGTTCCTGCTGCAGTAACTGTAACATCGGTAACTTTACCCAAACCAGAGACTGCTGCACTAACTGTTGCCTGTTGTCCAGACACTGCAGTAATCGTTGCTTGAGAATTACCACTTGTATAAACTCTAGATCTAATTTTAAAGACTTGTGTGCCAACTCCAGCTGGACTGGTTATAGTAATTGCAGTTCCTACCTCTGCGAGTTGTGGTGTAGATGCTAACTTGACACGTCCTGCATCACCTATGTTAATAATGTAGTATGTTTGTCCTACTGTTAGATTACTGATTGCAGTTGTCTCAGCTGAGACATATTGGACTGGATCTCCTGTTTTTGCATCATGAGCAGCAAACTCAAATTGATCTGCATATCCTACTGCATCTATTTGTGATGGATTAAGACTATATGACTTACCATCGGTAAACATGATATACCCTTTGTTACCCGCACCTGTTCTAGTGTTCTGTAATGGTTTTATTCTTAATATTGATGTAATTGGATTCCATGTTATAACTTGACCTCTAGCAGTGCTATTATCCTGAGTAGACTTGCTTATAACAATTTCATCTGGTAAGAAATTGCCTAATACGTTCTCTAGAGTCAAATCGACAAAATCTGGTAGTGTTACAACACAAGTAGGTAAAGATGACTGATTATATCCAGATCCTTGGTTTGATACAGAAACACTGAACAATCCACCAGAAATAGTTGCTACAGCAGTTGCACCAGATCCAGATCTTGAAGATCCACTCAATTTTGGTAAGGAAGAGTAATTTCGACCATTATCTCCAATTGTTATTGTGGAAATGCCTCCTGTAGGGTATATTGAATTTGTAGAGTATGATACACCTGTACTATAACCAGTTTCGGGTTGTATTGCAGAATTATAGGTAATTTGTTTACTAGCAGCGTTAACAGAGGTAATAGTATGAGTTCCTAGTATAGGATCATTAATTACGTTCATATATCTACTATTAGTCACATCACTCTTAATTGTTATCGCATTACCCATCGCTAAATGGTTTTGACAGACATAATGTAAAGTATTTGGAGAATCTACCGCAGGAGTAATTTCTACGCTACGTGTTGATGCTGTATTGAAGTTAGCAATGTATTGAGACCATGTTACTGCCTCACCATTGATTTTATAGACGACACCTTTCTCATATCTAAGTGTACCTCCGTATGCATCTTCACTTTCAGAGAAATAGATTGCATGATTGCTATTTGACGCATTATCTTGATTAAATGTATAGGTTAACCCACGAGACATTGATAATGAGGGAGATTCCGTTACAGATCCATATTTGTCACCTGTAATGTAATATCCATTGCCAGATCCATATTGATAAAGAGGATGGGCAGTTGTTTTTGCTGCAACAGTTACTGTATATGTTCGTGGTGATACATTTTCATGTTTTACGTCATGATAGTAGAATATGCCAGGCAAATCTACCATTTTGATGGTTATTGAGTTTTGTTCGTTAGTTACTAGATCTCTAACCTCGTCAATAATGTTTTTGTAAGTGAATATATCCGTATTTGCAGGATCTAGTGTAAATGATAATACTTTTCCAACATTACTCGCATCTGAGGTATCAAAAATGTAAGAATGTCCATCTATGAGATTTAAGTTTGGTTCTTTGATATAGACTTCCGCAGATGTAACGTTTGATGCAGTAGTTGTTGCAAAATTTCTCTTAACAGTGAACTTTCTTGGTGTTTCTGTTCTAACAACAATATAATTAGTCTTATTGTAAGATGTAGGTGAGACACCTGAGACATTTATTAAATCACCCTCTTTTAATTGATGAGAATCTTGAGCATGGAACTGAACTTCTCTCTGCACTTGAGTTAATGTAAGATTAAGTCCAGAACCACCCGCATTACCTATGTTAAGGTCATCTACAGATATAGTATCTCCAATATCATATCCATATCCAAAATCAGTAATTGTAATAGAACTTACAGTGTTACTAGAAACAACAATAGTTGCTTTTGCACCTAATCCGTTTGCTCCTGTGCCACTTGTTATCAATGGGACATTTATGTATGTTCCATTTGCGTAACCAGAACCATTTGATACAGTTGTCCAACCACCTTGGAATAAATTACCATCTGTACGTATTCTTAAATATTTCCATAACATATTACCATCAGACGCACTTCCACTTGTATGAGTAGGAGCAGATGAACCTGATGTGTTAACTCCTGTGCTTTCCGCAACATATACTCTATTTGCAACGTGAACTAAATCTCCTTCTTGATAAGAGGTAGTTGCTTGCCATGCATCTAACAATTTAGCACTCGTTAAATTGAAATACTTAAAGTGATAGTTTCCGTTGATAATTTTTGATGTAAGTGTTCTACTAAATGAATTGTCAGTTGCGGAAACAGTAATTATATCGTTTGGTTGTAAAAAGTTTGTTACTGTAGTTGTTAATGTATTGGAGAATACGTCGTCGTAAGTTCCAACAGAAGAAATAACGCTAGAAACCGACGCACCTTCCACTTGAGACACTATAGCACTTACGCCACTTCCTCCAGTGCCAGTATTATCAAATATCAATCTGTCGTTAACCTTATACTCTTTACCACCACCTTCTACAAGGTATTGGTCAATGTTCTGTGATGAGAATTTATTTGTAGATGATACAACTAAAGAATCCGCAGATCCACCTCTTATGAATGGATAGTAACTATAGTATCCAATACCATCCTCAATATATGTGAGCGTTTCACCTGTCTCCATCACAATAAGAGTTGTGCTGTCTTCTAATGCAAGGAAGAAGTCAACCTTGTTGTCTAATTGCTTTCTCTTTGCGACAATATTATCTACCCCTATAAACGGAGCTCTGTAACGTATTGCGTCTTCTGTAAAGTTTTTCTGTAATCCATTACCATTCCAGTTTACTGGATCCGCTTCTCCATAAAACTCAGGTCCTACAAAATATGGGAATGCGGGATTACCAGTAGTACCTGTAATAGTTGTAAAGTAAGCATATACTCCATTTGGATATTCTGGTGTAACGCAGAATCTGCCATTATAACGGTCTAGATCACCTAACCCTTCCACATACTCATAATCTTCAATATAAGTCCCTAGAGGGTCTGTGAGACCGCTTAGAATGGACGCTCTAGATGTCTTTACTCTGTAACTGGTTCTAATACGTTTGTATTGGTTAAATGGTGCTGTGTTTTCTGGATCAACATAACCGTAAGGTCCGTAGATAGGATGTCCGTCATATGCCCAACCAATAATGGGAGAGTGTACAGTAGGAGGTAACTCCTGCAATACATTACTATTATCAAGACCTATACTATCCTTTAGTAAGAAACGTAATTGTTTTGGATTATAAAGATATCCGTATTCTCCGTTAAAGATTAAGAAGTTCTCACCTTGGAAAGACGCACCTCCGTATTGATCTGTAGTTTTTGGTGATACAAATGAATTATCTCCAAGTTCTGCTCCAGTCGCTGCTTCGTTTACGGATAGTTCTGTAAGTCTAGTCTGAAACTGTGCACCTGAGCCAGGATATACAATATCAACTCTTGTAGCACCCGCAGTATATCCAACACCTTTACTTGACACTGTAATACCAGTAACAATGTTTGTGCTTAGGTCAACTTGAGCAAACGCAGTTGCACCAACTCCGTCTCCAGTAATAATAACATCAGGAGGACCGAAGTATGCACTACCACCAAATGTAACAATTATACTTTCTATCTTTCCATTAATGATTGATGGATACGCAACAGCACCACTACCAGAGATTAATTTAATCGTTGGTTCGTAAGTATATTGTGATCCTGCATCTGTAATACTGATGGTATCTACAGGACCTCTACAAACTGCATCTGCAGTTGCTCCTATTCCGCCTCCTCCTGTAATCGAGACTGTAGGGACACTTGTATATCCCGCACCACCATTTACTATGGTTATACCAGTTACGGAACCGTCCGTAATTTGTGCGGTAGCAAATGCTTGATTTCCGCTAGTTGCTCCTCCACCCACAATAGAAACGATAGGTTGCGTGGTATATCCGCTTCCTCCGCTTGTTACGTTTATAGAAGTTACAGATCCTGTAATAACAACCGCAGCAGTTGCGGAGGTACCCTCATATTCCCAATCAATAGTTCCTACTGTTATAATTCCTGCAGTGTGTGTAGGATATAAAGTCGCGGAAGACTTACCTGCATTTCTTGCACGATATCTTCTTTGTTGATATGATACTCTAGTCAATCCTGCATATGTTGTATCTAATTGATATTCTGGTTCAAACTCGACAGTGGGAGGGTTAGTAATATCATAACCAGTTCCACCATTTATTCTTTCGATAGATTTTATGCCACCATACTTAGTCTTACTTTCAGACTTATATGAGAATAGTGGGACACCATTTGCACCAATACCTACTTGTCCTATAGGAGTATCAGTCTTAGAACTCTTAACTGTAGGTGTAAGAGGAATACGCTTCAGATACCTTTGGTTGCCAGGATCTAGATCAGTTGCAGCAAAAGGTCCTATCTTATGTGTTGGTATACCTGTACTAGCGACTATTGCATGATCAGTTGATTTATATGTGTTTTGAACGTCACCAGTTGTATCCTTTACAGCAAGGTTAATAGATGTATCGTCAGACTTACCAAATGCAAATTCTCTAGCAATATAAAACTCAAAATTGGATATTGGTTGAGCAGGAGATGTAGAGAAGATAAACTCAAATGTAAAGTCGTCAACAATACCTACAACTGTGTGAGAGTTATTGTAAATGTCTTCTGGTGCATTTAATATTCTAATAGAGTCATCTCTAACCAATCTATGCTTTTCTTTGGTTACTACGGTGCATCTTACCGATCCATCGCTTTCGGGTGCTGCTAGAGTCGCTGAGGCACCTCTGAGAGCACGTCTAACATTGTATACAAAACTATCCCATATAGGATCAATACTATCGAAACCAGGTGCAGCAGGAGTTGTAACTTTTGAGTCTGGAAGATAATACCTACCACCACTATTAAGAGTAACTCCTCTAGTTCCACCAAATATCTTCAATTGAACTTCTGAGTTGTCTACATTTGAATTACCATAGATTTTAAATGCAGCAAACACCTCTTGTCCTGCATCGTGTGCTACATTGACTGTATTATCTCTTGCACGACTACATCCAAGGAATTGTGTAACTGTTTTGTCGGTATAACTGATTATTTCGTCTTCTATCCTAAATTTACCATTTGTTTCTGGCCATCCTAACGTAGAATCTACTGTAACGACTTTATCGAGTAAGTTGCCACCTAAATCTTCCGCTAAGACGGTTTTGTACGGAGTTACAAACGTTCCAATTGAATTATTCGTATCTACATCAATTTCATAGATTGTACCGTTTGGTGTATACACTTCTACGACGCCTTTAACGTAAATTCTTGCAAATTCTACATTTGGATCATTTGGATCTGCTTCCTGATACAATACTTGACCAACAAGTTCGATTGGATTCCCAGAAACAGGAACTGCACGAATAATCTCTCTAGAAACGTAAAACGCATCACTAGGTTTAAATATTCTTTCTCTTGGATATGATATTTCCGATTCTACGCCAAATAATGTTCTCAATACAAACTGAAACGATCTACTTGTTCCCTTTGCTGCGTAAAAGTCTTTTATTCTTTTGATAATGGTGCTTTCTGTTACATCAGCTGCAAAATTCTTAGGAAATGTGTTTAAGAACTGTTCTTTAAACTTCCCAAGCATGTAAATTGGGAAAATGTTGTTTAAATTAACAACTTCCGTGCCAATAGCGTGAGTTGCAGCAGTTGTAGACTCAAATTTAAACTCAGATTCTAATCCAACCGCTTTTACAGCGTTAAAACCACGTGAACAAGTCTGAAATAACGTTGCACCCTTACTTTGGTAGTAAATTATCTCATCATCTACTAATAATAGACCTTCATTTGGAAAATCACGTGTAGATTGGACGTCAACAGTAGTAGAATCTGCAGAAAGTGAAGAAATTAGCGTTGTAGTCGTAACTAGATTGCCATAATTATCAATATTGTAATAATCTGACCAATTTTGAATTATATCAAAGCAGTATCCCTTTAATTCTTGTGACTTATAGTATTCTTTGACAAAATCAATGAACGTAGGAAACTGTTCCGCTATAAAAGACGGAAACTGCCCTGTAATGTTTGTTGATATTTTGGATCTTGACTCAGAACTTACTTCTGACGGTACAGGTGTCTGTGTAACCGTAGTAGTAGGTGTTGTCCACGATCCAACTCTCCAAGAACTATTTGTCATATTCGATTAATAGCTAGATTCTGGAATTACTCCTGTTCCAGAAATATTTGAACCACTACTGATAGTATCTTCTACTACAGTAATCACTGAGTTATCTATACCCATTGTAATATACGTTTCTCTGAGAGAAACTAAATCATTTGACTTAGGAGTTGCCTTTATCTGCAATGTATTATTTGTAATGACTGTAGATTGTATAATCAAGTCGTTAATTACAATATCTCCCATATCATAATCTACAGATCCCCATAATCCATCAACATATTCAAACTCACCAGTTCCTTTGACGTAATACAAACGTAAAGTTCCTGCACCATCGTCATTTAGATAGTATGTGTTTACATCATCACCTACAATCTTAAATCCACTAGATGAAACAGAAGGATTAGTTGATGTTTGTTGGTTGATTCTGTTACCATAACAAATTTTGTAGTTAACACGAGTGTTTAGATCGACTGTTGCGTTCTTTCTCATGGTAACACGAGTAATGTTAGAGGTAATTGACCTTTCCGCATCATCAATAATGTTCTGTACCTTAGAATATTTGAATTTTCCACCAAATTTATTAAACTCACCACTAGAATTAAGTGCAGTAAGTGTAGTAATTACTAAATTCTTGACTTCTGCAGGAGTTCTGCGTGTAAGATTAGGATTATAATACACAAAACTCGTTAAATCTATGTAAAGTATGGATGGATCAATGATTGTTGGTTGAATTGCAGCAATAGAATACTCTCTAAGTTTCTTCAAAACAGCATTTTTCTCTGAGAGTGATAATTTATCTGCATTTTTTGGTTTGATTGCCAAAAATACCTTACCATATTCGGGTGGTTCCGCTTCTTCTCCACCATAACATGCAATAGATGCGACGTTTGGATAAATTTGTGGTATAATTGCTTCGTAATCCTGCGTAGAAACTGCTCTACCAAACGCAGAATAGAATTTTGGTGCACCAAATTTGATAGATTCTGTAGATTCTGGTTCTGCACCGCCATCTGGGAACGAAACTGCGGTTATTGTAATGCCAGAAGTTATCGCATTTAAGTTATTATCTCTAAAAGTTCCAATATTTTCAAAAACTTTGAGTCCATTTGCACCTCTTCCTGCAGAAGTTGTGTATTTTACGTTAACAACATCGCCATTTGCTAGTGCTTTTCCTACAACACCATCTCCAAATAGTATTTCTGGTATCTGATATTCACTTTCTTCCAAGAAAAATACCTTTGATGTAGAATCTATCTTGGTAATATCGGTTGCTTGTAGATATTTTTCTGTAATTGTACCAGAAGTTACCTCTACAATCATAGATGTAGTGTCAACTCTGTCGTTTGTAAGTATAAATCTCTGTCTTTGTGACGTATCTTTTACAAAAGTATCGTTCAAAAAGATGCCTTCGTATAAAACTGTGTTAGAAAATGTTGCAATTCCTGATAAACTGTCTACAGATTGCGAAATATCAGTTGGAATTGAGAATACAAAGTTGTTATTATCCAATCCTGTGAAGTTTAAAACCAATCCTGCAGAGATTGTGACTGATTTTGGGTAAGGAA